TGTCTAACCTATCTGGTGATCAACGCAATGATGTCGCCTCTATGTTATCTCTACTAGAAGTGGAGATGAAGCGTGAAGTTACACATGATTCCTTTTTAGCTTTCGCTAAAGAAGTATGGCCTCCCTTCTTACAGGGTAGACATCATGAGAAAATGGCTGAAGCGTTTGAGAGAGTCGCTAAAGGCGATTTAAAGAGACTTATGATAAACATGCCCCCGCGTATGGGTAAGTCTCAGTTAACGTCTTGGTTGCTACCTGCGTGGATCATGGGACGTTCTCCCGACAAGAAGATCATTATGGCTTCTCATACTGCCGAACTAGCTTTACGCTTTGGTCGTATGGTAAGAAACTTGATTGGGAGTGAAGAGTTTAAATCTTTATTCCCTAACGTGTCTCTTACAGCAGACTCAAAAGCTGCTGGTCGCTTTGATGTATCCGGTGGTGGCGAATACTTCTCAGTTGGTGTCGGTGGTGCAGTAACTGGTCGTGGTGCTGACCTTCTTATTATAGACGATCCTCACTCAGAACAACAGGGACAACAAGCTGATCCTAAAATCTTTGACAGCACCTATGATTGGTTTACCTCAGGCCCTCGTCAACGTTTACAACCCGGTGGTGCAATCATCATCGTAATGACTCGCTGGAGCATGAAGGACTTATGTGGTCATGTAATGCGTGACAGCCTTATGCGCGAAGGTTCAGATGAATGGGAAGTCATTGAGTTCCCTGCTATTTTACCATCAGGTAATAGCCTTTGGCAAGAGTTCTGGCCTGTAGAAGAACTAGAAAAAATTAAAGCTACATTGCCTGTGGCTAAGTGGGAAGCACAGTATCAACAACAACCTACTTCAGAAGAAAGCGCAATTATAAAAAGAGAGTGGTGGAATATATGGGAAAAAAGAGAACCGCCAGCAGTCTCGTTTATTATACAATCTTGGGATACGGCATTTTTAAAACATGAGCGAGCTGATTTTTCTGCTTGTACAACATGGGGTGTATTTTACGCAGATAACGAAGAAGGCAGTAATATGCCTCAAATTATTTTATTAGATGCATTGCAAGAACGATTAGAGTTTCCAGAATTAAAATCACGAGCATTAGAAATGTATAAATACTGGAGTCCTGATGCTTGTATTATTGAAGCAAAAGCAGCAGGAGCGCCTTTGGTTCAAGAGTTAAGACGTATGGGAATACTTGTCAGCGAATACACACCTACTCGTGGCAATGATAAAATATCAAGAGTTAATGCTATTTCAGATTTTTTTGCATCAGGCGTAGTTTGGGCGCCTCAAACAAGATGGGCAGAAGAAGTAATGGAACAATTTGCTGCTTTTCCTGTCGGTGATCATGATGATTTAGTAGACTCCTCTACCCAAGCTTTGTTACGGTTTAGGCAAGGTGGATTTATTTCTCTTGATCATGATGAAGATATGGGTAGTGATGTACCAGTTATTGCTAACTATTATTAAGTTGTTTACACTTACACTATAACATTCTATAGGAAAATTTATGGCTGTCGATAAAGCACTTACAGGTTTAGAAATGTCTGACATGCAAGACCGCATGAAAGATAATTCTGAAGAAATTGAAATTAGTATAGAAAATCCAGATTCAGTTGCTATTGAAACAGAAGATGGCGGTATGTTAATAGACTTTGATCCAAATTCATCGGATGAAGAAATAGAATTTGGCGCAAATTTAGCTGAATACATAGAAGAAGATGTTCTATCTTCTTTAGGTTCTGAGTTAGTTAGTGCTTATCAAAATGATAAATCTTCTCGTGGAGCTTGGGAAAAATCTTACATCAATGGTTTGGAACAACTTGGTTTAAAAACAGAAGATCGAAGTACACCATGGCCCGGAGCTTGTGGAGTACATCATCCTATGCTTTCAGAAGCTGTAGTTCGTTTTCAATCGCAAGCTATTACAGAAATATTTCCAGCATCAGGGCCAGCTAAAACTAAAATTGTTGGTAAAATAACACCAGAAAAAGAAAAACAAGCAAGTAGAGTTCAAGATTATATGAATTATTTGCTTACTGATCGTATGACAGAGTATCGAAGCGAAATGGAAAGATTACTATTCTCTTTACCTTTAGCTGGTAGTGCATTTAAAAAGATTTATTACGATCAATCTATGAAAAGACCTTGTGCTATGTTTGTTCCTTCAGAAGATATGGTTGTTTTTAATGGTGCAACTGATATTACATCAGTAACTAGGCTTACTCACATAATGCGTAAGAGTAAAAACGAAATTCGTAAACTACAAGTTAACGGATTCTATCGTGATATTGATTTACCTAGCTATGATTTAGATTTAGATGAAGTAAAAGAAAAATACGGTGACCTAACAGGCGATAAAATATCAAGAAGTAGCTCTGGTAGCGGTTATTTAACCGGTGATTCTGTGCATACTTTGTTAGAAATGCATGTTGAATTAGATTTAGATGACTTTGAAGATGAAAAAGACGGTGAAGCTACAGGTATTGCATTACCTTATGTTGTTACTGTAGACAGAGAGTCTTCAGAAATATTATCAATCAAAAGAAATTGGTTTGAAGATGATGAAGAGCATATGAGACGTGATCATTTTGTTCATTATGAGTATCTTCCGGGACTTGGCTTCTATGGATTAGGATTAATTCACCTTATTGGTGGATTAGTTAAGTCAGCAACAAGTTTATTACGGCAATTAGTAGATGCAGGTACACTTGCTAACCTTCCGGGTGGCTTAAAAACTCGTGGTATGAGAGTAAAAGGGGATGACACTCCTATAATGCCCGGAGAGTTTAGAGATGTTGACGTTCCGGGTGGATCAATACGAGAAAACATTACATTTTTACCACATAAAGAACCTTCACCAACATTATTTCAATTATTAGGTAATATTGTTGAAGAAGGTAGGCGTTTTGCAGCAATTACTGATGTAAAAGCATCAGATATGAACTCTCAAGCTCCAGTTGGCACTACATTAGCTATACTAGAAAAAAATATGAAGGTAATGTCTGCTATACAGTCAAGATTGCATACTGCAATAAAAAAAGAACTAGCTATTTTAGTTAATGTAATAAAAGATTTTGGGCCTCCAGAGTATCCTTATGAATTAGATGGAGAAGAAAACAATATAGAAAAAGACTTTGATCAAAGAGTTGATGTTATTCCAGTATCAAACCCTAACGCAGCTACAATGGGACAAAGAATAATGCAATATCAATCTGCATTACAACTTTCAGCTCAAGCGCCACAATTATATGATTTGCCTACATTGCACAGACAGATGTTAGAGGTTTTAGGTATTACTGATGTCGATCAAATAGTACCAGCTCAAGATAATTTCAAACCTAAAGATCCAGTTTCTGAAAACATGGATATATTAAATAGTAAACCAGTTAAAGCTTTTGAATATCAAGATCATGATGCACATATTAAAACTCATATGTCTATGATGGAAGATCCAGAGATGCAACAAATGATGCAGACCTCAACAATGGCTCAATCTATACAAGGAGCATTTGAAGCTCATATTACAGAACATTTAGCATTTAAATATCGTAAAGAAATTGAAAAAGAACTTGGTATTGAGTTACCGGAAATAGGCATGGAATTACCAGAAGAAGTTGAATCTCGTCTTTCTACTTTAATCTCTGAAGCTGCAGAACAATTACTTGGTAAACAAAAAGAAGAACAACAACAAGAACAAAATGAAGCAGCAGCTCAAGATCCAGTAGTTCAAATGCAACAAGAAGAACTTGCACTAGAAAAACAAAAAGTTGAGTCAAAAATACAGACAGATCAAACTAAAGCACAAATTGATCAAGCTAAGTTATTACTTGATGGAGAAAAAGAACAAATGCGTATTGATCTTGAAAAACTTAAAATTGACAGCAATGAAAGAATTGAAGGCGCTAAAATTGGAGCCAAAATTGCAGAACGACAAGCTGATTTATCTGTGAAAGAACAAAAAATATCTGCAGACCAAGAAACTAAAGGTGCTCAGATAGGAAGTAAAATTGCAGATCAACTTCTTAAAGGACAATAATAATGGTTGACACAAGGTTTGTAGATTTGCTAATGTCACGTTTAAACGAGACAGAATCTATTTTAAAAGATAATTTAATTTCAGGTGTCATAAAAGATCACAATGAATATAGTTTAAGTAGAGGAAAGCTTGAAGGAATACAACTAGCAAAACGAGATATAGAAGAAATTGTAAATCAAGTTTTGATAGAAAATTAGTTTCGCCCGTAGGGTGCAAAGGAGTTCTCCACTTCTCCGATTTAAGTGGTGCAATGAGGACGTTTAAGATGGCATTAGCAGAAGCTACTGATATTACAGAAGGTAAAAAAGCACAACAACTGCCTATACCTACTGGATACAGAATATTAATTGGACTTCCTGAAGTTGAAGAAAAGACTGATGGTGGGATTTTTAAAGCACAAACAACTGTAGAAAATGAACATGTATCTTCTATTGTTGGTTTTGTTATTGATATGGGGCAAGATTGTTATAGAGATAAAGAACGATTTCCAGATGGTGCTTGGTGTAAGAAAGGTGATTTTATAATCATGCGAGCTTACAGTGGCACAAGATTTAAAATTCATGGCAAAGAGTTCCGAATTATTAATGATGATACTGTTGAAGCTGTTGTAGACGATCCTAGAGGTATAACTCGTGGATAATCAAGAAGCACAAATTCTGCCAGATGAGGCAGATGTAATGAAACAATCTAATGATTTCGATGTTGAAATTGTTGATGACCGTCCCACAGAAGATCAAAGATCGCCTAGACAAGAGGCAGAATCTGACGATTTTAATATTGATGAAGAAATTGATGGCGTAAATGATCAAGTTAAAAAACGAATTAATCGTTTAAAATACGAGTATCATGAACAACGAAGAGAGAAAGAAGAAAATGCTCGAATTCGTGATGAAGCAGTTCAATACGCACAAAGTATTCAACAACAAAATGAAAAATTATCAGATATTGTTAATCGTAGTGAAGAAGCATTAATAAAAAGTGTTTCTACTAGAGCAGATACTGAGATAGAAGCAGCAAAACAAGCTTACAAAAAAGCTTATGATGAAGGTGATTCTGAAGCATTAGTTTTAGCACAAGAGTCTTTAACAAAGGCACAAACTGATAAAACTTATTTACAAAATTATCAACCTCAAC